GGTTATTCCACGAACATGGTTGACATTTCTAATCCAGAGATTTCCGAGGCCCTAAAATATGTTGCATTCATTGAAGATGAATTGGACGATAGACATTTAGGAACAAATTTTACCAAGACCAACGATAATCTAGGATATAATTATTCTTTCTTTCAAACTCGATATGATAAAGATCCTTTTGTTAAAGATGCTTTAGAAGAATTCGATTTCGATTATTATCAAGATAATCTTAAAGGATTCACAAAGAAGGTAATACCTTCTGTTGGGGAGAAAAACTTTTTGAAATTCGGACGACCTTGCTCTACTATTGACATGCCTAAGGATGTTAAAGATATATATGACAAGTCTATTAGTAAAGTAAAGCGTTTATTCGATTTCAGAGTTCCCCTTTCATCATTTGAACGAGTGATAGATAATTATGATTCCTATGATACATCGGCTGGCTTTTCTTTCCCAGGGAAGAAAAAAGAGCAAGTGGCTTTTCAAAGCTTTTGCATGGCCAGGAATATGCTTCACAGATTAAAAGCAGGATACAAGATTTATCAACCGCCGGCAAAAATGGCCTTTCGTGGACATTTAACAGAAAAAGATAATCCGAAAGTTCGACCCGTTTGGATAATACCTTTTGAGGTTGTTATCTTAGAGTCAGTATTCGCGTATAATATATACGAGAAGCTTAAACTGACTGGTGACGTACTACATTTTGGACATAAAGCTATGCCAAGATTAAACACTCTAATGAACACCAACATTGAAGAGAGAAACCAAGCTGCTCTTACATTTGATTGGTCTGAATTCGACACCAATATTCCAGAGTGGATAATCAATGATGCATTCAATATAGTTGAAGATATCCTTGATTTTAATTCTATGCAAAGTGATGACTGTGTATTCCGTTTCAAAGACGACAAAGCGGAACAGTATAAACTTGCTTTTCAGTGGATACGTTTTAACTTCATTCATACAAAGATGATGATGAAGGACGGAACAATTCTGAGGAAAAACCACGGTGTACCCTCAGGTTCAGTATTTACTCAACTAATTGATTCCATCATAAACGCGATTGCGTGTAACTTTTTGATGGGACTTCAAGGAGTTCAAATTCTAAATCAGAGATATTTAGGTGATGATTCACTTCTTTTCATAAATAAAAGTGAAATGAATAATCTTAACCTACCTCTGCTTTCAGAGTATGCCCTTGTTTTTCTACATTTCAAGCTAAACCACAAGAAGGTTAAAATAGCTTTAAGAAATGGAGAGATTTCCTTCTTAGGTTACAAATCTGTAGGTGACAGGTTTATGAGACAACCGGAGGAATGGTTTAAATCCGCACTATATACAGAACAACCTGTAAAAGATCTTCAGACTTCTGCTTCTAGGATGCTTTCATATTATATATTAGGAGGTTGTAATTGCATATCGTTTGGGTTATTCTTCGAACACTTCATCGAGCACTACGGGCTTCGAGATCGTGTCTTTGAATTTACTCCAAGCTTATCTATACGACGTATTTTTAAGTATGTTTTAGGCATGGATTTCACGTTAGGGCCTGTTAACTTTGATTTTGATTCATTGAACAGAGTTCTTTTGCCGTATGCATTATCTATAGGTTTTCCAGTAACAATTTATAAGTAATGTTTAAAGCTGTAAACAGC